CCTTTGAGTAGGCCTTGACTACGTCCCCCGAGCCGACCTTTTCCATCCAGTTCTTGAGGTTGTTGGCTGCTTCGTCAGAGGTGCCAGCCGTTTTCATCTGCACCTGAAGCATCGCACCCAGTTGCGTCACGGCGTCCATACCGGTGATGCCCTGCTTGCCCATACTCGCCAACAACTCCGGGAACCAGCGCGCCATATCGCTGGCCTCAAAGCTGCCCTCCTGACCTTGGAAGGCCACAGCCTCAAGCGCCTTTTCCAGCACTTTTGGGTCGGTGATTTTGGCGTTCGTCTGCAGCGCCTGAATCATCTTTGCCGTGTCGACACCAGATGAACCCTGCCCCACCACAAACTTGGCCGCGACCGGCGCAAATGCCAGCGCCTGCTTCAGCTCCATACCGGCGCCGACCAACTCATTGACCACACCGGCCACTTCGTTGCGGCCCATACCGATATAGTTCGACGTCTTGATGATGCCGCGCGACATGTCGCCTTCTTGGGCTGTTCGCGCTACACCGGCCTTAATCGCAATGTCCCGGATAATCGCCTGATAATCGGCGCTCACCTTGGCCGTCACGGCCACCATACCGGTGGCCGCTACGCCCTGTGCAGCTCCCGCGCGTACTTGTTTCTTGCCCTGATCAATCTGGCCAAAGCCTTTGGCCTTCAGCTCAGCACTGCGCCCAGCACGCCCCAAGCGGTCGTATTCTTTGGCCAACCGACTGACTTCCACGCCTTCCTTACGCAGGACGTTTATGTTTTTTTCCAGCCTACCAAGTAGCGCAGCAGCCCCTTTTTCGCCGGCAGCGTGAGCCTTTCGCCACTCATCACGCAGGCGCATGGTTTCGCCGATCGTGCTCTGCAGTACCCGGGCTTTCTTACCCTGCTCGCTCAGCTTTTTGACGCGGCTTTCCACATCCTTAAATGCAGCGCCCACGGTCGAGCTCACCGCCCCGCCGATCACCAGGCCGAGCGACATGTTGTTTGCCATAGGAATGCCCTGTTACGCGTAACGGAGGGGGCGGCTCAGTCCGTGAGCCACCACAACATGCGGTTAAACGGCATGGTCTCGATTTCACTGGCCGAGAAGTGGAACTCCCGGGCCAGGTACTTGGCCGCCGCTTTAATCGTGGTAGGGGTAAGGTTCATCATCTTCGACCAGGCGAAAATAACCGGCCTGCAGGCGGTTATAGTCGACGATGCTCATGGCACTAATGTCCTTGTCGCCCGAGCCAGTGAGGGACGCGAACAAGATCAGTTCGCGCTTTTCAGCGTCACCGCCGGACTGGACAGTGGCCTGCTGTACATCCTTGACGGTGGGTGCACGGAGGCTGATCCGATCGACTTGGATCTGGTTGATCTCGGTCGGTTTGCGCAAGGTGATGGTTGCACCTTCCGCCGTCAGTTCGAGCCAGCTTGGCAGTTTTTTAGTAGCAGTCATGTTCATTGTTCCTTAGAGGCCCAGGGCGTTACGCACATCAGCCAGTTGGTCGACGCCATCAATGACGCGCACACAGTTGATCGGATCGATTTCAAACATCACACGCCCGTCGATTTCGAGCTTGTAGTAGGTGACATCCACGGCGTACTTGAACTCCGCCTTGGAACCGGCCGACCACTCACCCGGATCGACTTCACGCAGGCCGCCGCGCAAAGTGGCCACTACCGCGGTTGTGGCACCTTTCTGGCCCTTGAAGGCACCGCGAAACGAGGCATCGAAACCCGTCTGGTCAAAAGCACCGAAGTACTTCAGTACCTCACGGCGGATACCGTTGGTGGCAAAGCTGGATTCCAGTTTTTCCAGGCCCATGTCCATTGCTACCGGCGCGTCCATACCGCCGCCGCGATATTCCTCGGTCTTTACCGTGACCTTAGGCAGGCTCAGGCTGGGGACGTCGCCCTGCAGGCTCATGCCTGCGACAAACATGTTGGTGTTAAACAGGGTTTGCGGAATCATTGAACGCCTCCTTAGGCTTCCAGAACTTCAGTCAGCCACTGGTTAGTGACCTCGATTTGGAAAATCGGGTTTTCCGCAGGCGGAACATCGGTAAAGCGGATGGTCCAATACACCTTGCCCTGCTCGATCTGTGCCGCCGTGGTCTTCTCCAGGTCGGGGTAGACCTCAAAGTTGATCACTGCGCCCTGAGCTTTAAGGTCACGCATAAACGCGTTGATCGTCTCGGTCACGTCCTTGACGTAGGTTTTGGTAATACCCCGGTCGACCGCCCATTTCATGCCCGCCTGAATGGCGTCCATCACCATGTCGGTGGTACGCACGCGGGTGACAAAGGCCCACTTGGCATCGCTCGACAGGGTGCGGTTGCCCCACAGGCGATAACCGCCGTCACGAATGATGGTGGCGATATTGGCGCCGTTGAGCAGGTTGGCGCGGCAGGTCTTGTCACCGTCCAGGTACTCGACTGGGCGCACCGTGCCGGTGATACCGGCAATCTCTTTGTTCGACGGCGACGACCAGAAACCAAAGCGCGAATCAGTCTGGGCAAACAGACCTGCAGCGACCGCAGAACCCGGCACCGACACATCATCGTTGAGCGTTGTGCTCCACTGCTTAACCGCCGGATCGACCATAAACAGGCGCTTGGAGCCGAAGTTTTCGGCGTAGGCGATCGCGGCCTCGTCAGTGGTGTTTGGCCCGTCAATGATGCCGATACCCTTCAACTTGCCGGCCAGCACATCCATTGCGGTGGCCACCGCTTCAGTGGCGCTGTGCTTGGGCGCAATGATCAGCCGCGGCTGCAGGTTGAACAGGCTCTTGCCATCGAGCAGGGCTTGCATGCCGGTGCGCTTTCCGTCCGCCGCCACGCCACCGATAACCGCACTGGTGAGCACGGCCGCCTCGGTATCCGCTGGCACACCCACCGCCACGATGGCCGCCGCCGACTGGTTAAAGATCACCTTGCACGCCCGGGTAAAAGCCGAGTCAGCGCCGAACGCGGCCACCGCTTCGCTCTCACGGGTCAGCAAAATGGGCACATTGGACGCTGCCAGACCCAGCCCCGGGGTAAAGGTATCGACAAGGCCGATGATCGAGGACGAGGGCAGCGCGATGGTGCGGGCGCCGGTCTCGACCAGCGACACGGTAATGCCGTGAAAGAAGTCGGTAAGACTCATGGTTTTCTCCATAGAAACGAAAAAACCGCCCTATAGGCGGTTGCGGTACATCTGAAACTTCATTAGCTAGATGGGTGTGATGCGATACCCGATCGCAATCCAGCGAACACCGTGGTTCTGCACAAGGCTGGTGTACTCCATAAATGACAGGCTAAAACCTGACGCTGTCAGATCCTTCTCTACCAGCGCGCAGGTCACTGTTGCCGCCGAAACAACCCCGCCCGCAATTTCCGTCACCGTTGGAATGACCGTAAAAGGCGGCGTATCGAACTCATAAGCGAATTTAAACGGCCGAATTGCTGCAAGCCCGGGCTGATCGCCAAACTTTGCGGCCCCCCACTGCACAAAAAAACCGGTGTCCTTGTCCCACCAGAACCCGGCTGGGTCGTGATACAGACTCGACGGCACACCCGCCCCCAACGCAGCCCGTGCTGTCGCGGGTGTACCTCCGCCAGTGCCCCCTCGCACGATCGGCAAAACGCCGCTGGTCAACTTGCCGACATCCATTGCAGCTAAAACCAACTGGATGTTGACGTCGCTGTTGCCGTCGAACCAGCCCAAGCCTGTTGCCGCGCCGCCAAAGGTCAGCGCCCGGCCATGCTGCAACTTGGTGGCCGTAGCGGCGTTGGCCGTGGTTGGGCGGCTCAAGGTGCCAGTGGTGATTTTGGCGGCATCGAGCGACGGGATATCCGCTGCCAGTAACGACTCAGCCTTAACAACCAACCCTTTCGCCGTCACCGTCACCTTAGAATAGGTGCCCGCTTTGATACCCGTATCGGCCAACGTCAGGGCGATTTGGGCATTGTTCGACCCGTCAAATTGAGCCTCGCCCGTCGCCGCTCCGGACACCGAGATAGTGCGCGCCGTCTTGAGTTTGACGGCACTCCCCGCCTCGCCCTTTTCGATCTCTTCGCGCACGGTCGAGAGAGTCGCTGTCACCAGCGTCGGGTCATCCTGAATCGTGATACTGGCCGTGCTACTGACGAGGATCTGCAAGCGGATGCCTTGGGTGCGTCCGGTGCCCTGAGCCAGTGTCGGCTTGTAAGTGGCCGGATAGCTGGCCACCGCCACCAGTGCGCCGGTCGAGTCATACAACCCAACCTCACGCACCCACCAGCCGCCGACATCTGGCGGCAGAATAAGCTCGGCACTGATCACCGGGCGGTCAGCCCGCACCGTCAGGCGGTTCAGCTTCAGACGCACGTTTTCGTTGATCAGTTTTTTCTGCAGCTTCGACGGGATTGGCGTCACGCCGTTACCGTCGCCTATGCCCATATGGGTGATGTTCCAGGGCGTGCCGTTTGCGATCGCCTTGGCCTGCTGCGCCGCGCCAACATCCGTCAGCATGGCGACATACAACATGTTTTGCTCTGCCATGAATGTGCCTATTTATTGAGTTACACCGGCATGGGAGCGCCGTAGATATTCGCCCCGGGGCCAAGGTTGCGGTACAGGATGTACAAGCCCAGGCCGCGCAAAATCTCCCCTGCCCAAAAGCCGAAGAACATCCCGTTATCCGTACCCAGTCGTACTGCAGGCGACCAGCAGCCGTTCATGGGCTGACCCGGCACCGGGGTGACTACATAGTTGTTCTGCAGCTTGGTCACGCAGGCCTCGATCAGTTCGTCCAGCCCCGCAACCTGACAGCCTGCCAACCCCGCCAGACAGGCGCCAGACAACCACAGCCCGGTCATATGGCCGGTGAAGTCGTCAGGATCCGGTTGCGGCACGCGAGTCATGGGAAAATCCGTGGGCAGTACCCCGTCCGACGCCTTGATAAAAGTGATAAGCCAGGTCAGCCAGTTCTCGACATAGGCAATCAACTTGGGCGGTACCGGACGACCCTGGCTGACCAACTCGTACCACGCCCGGCAGGCGCCCATCATTGCCCGTGGCTGGTAGCCGCTCCACGCCGTGCCATTGCCCCAGTGGTACATCGTCCAAGTGTCCGGGTCGCCGTACTTGTAGTTGTCCCAGCGGTTCCACACGTAGGCCGAGGCACCCGGGCCAAGCTGGCCGAATTTCTGCGCGTACCACTGCTGAGAGTCATACAGAAACTCGACCATCTGATTGAGCCTCGGTTCGTACTCATTGAGCGGGTCGATGCAGTAAATCAGCGGGTACTGATAACCCGGGTACGGCATGCCGTGCCAGGCACCAATCTGGTCCGTGCCCTCGGCGTAGATGTTGGAGAACGGAATCACGCCCGGGCAGTACGCTAGAGAATCGTCCCGGTACTGCAGGATGGTGCAGTCGCCCACCAGCGCCCGGAACTTGGCCTGCCCCTTGACAGTTAGCCGGTAGTTGAGGGTGTAGCCGTCCTCAGCCGCAAAGGCCGGGGGCACGTCATTGATGCAGTAATACGAAAACGTCAGGTTGGTGTCTGAGCTGTCATCC